ACTCTCAGGAGCTCTAGCTAGTCTGTAAATAACTAACGAATCTTCCATCATACGTAATTGGTTGATTGGTTTTAGAGCTTTGTGAAGATGCGATACAACCTTCTTACGTGCTTCATCTAATAAACCAGATGTAACATAAGAAACAGAATCAGGAGTAATCTTAATACCTTGATTTGTTGAACCAGCCTTCTCTTGATAGATATAGAACTCATCTACACTCTCAATAAGAGTAGCACCTGTTTCAGGATCTTTCTTCTTTTTAACTTGTTTAACCTTTTTAATCTTTGCAGCATCAATAGGTCTAATCTCTTGAATACCTGCTTTAAGATTATTCTCGTCTAGTACTAGGTGATGGAACATACGTCCGTCAATGTACCAACGTTTAAACAAATCGTGACCCATATCTCTAAAGTTAAGCATTGAGAGAACGTTTGTGAACTCTTCTGTCATTGCTTTCTTTATTTGATCACTAAGACCTTCTACATTATCTAAATTTAATTTAACAGAAGCTTCTTCGAATGTAGAAGAGATAGCTTCGTTAGTAATATCTTCAACAGCAGCATCTACCTCAGGGTGATGAGATACAGAGCGATACTGTCTAATAAGTTGTTTTTCATCTTTAGACTTTTCACCGTCTAAATCTACGTAGGTACCATAATGCGCACCTGCAGCCGTGACATAACCTGCGCCATCTTCGTCAACAGGAGGTACAATAGATTGTAACTTCTCTTGCTGTCTATTACGAGCTCGCTTGATTTCAAAGCCAAATAATTTTATACTGTCTTCAGCCATATTAATTCCTAATTAGAGTAAGAGGGACCATTTCTAGTCCCTCTATCTATTTATAGTGGTCTTACGATGTGGTATTTGATTCCCAGTATTGTACTTGGAACTCAACAGTAAATCGTTCAATCTCACTCTCTGAAGCATAGCTCAGATCGATTGGTGATACAGCTGTTGGGAAACACCCGCGGAAGTTATATGTCTTAATTGTTGAGCCATCTTTATCAAGTTGCTCTACAAGTAAGTCTGCTTCGTAATCAACAACGTTAGTTAAACCAGTATTAGCACTGTGTGCATTCATACCATTCATCCAACGTTCCATTGAGTTACGAATTACAAAATCCGTATCGTTTATTATTGTTGGGGACCATGCATCAAATGTACGGTCTCCAGACATTTTTAATTGTCTACCTCTGAATGGAACAATAATCGGTGTGATTGTTGAACCTGGTAGTTGTGCTGCCTCACAGAGGAAGGATGTTACTTCAACATCTCCACCTGCATATGCTGGGAAGTTAATTGTCGCTTTGAACAGATTTGGTCTAGCGCCGCCACCTCTCAACTTGGCTTTAAAGTCATCTACTCCTAGAATAGCCATCTATGTATCTCCTATACCGTACCTGCGACTTCTTCGAAGTCAACACCAGTTCTAACAGCTACGAAGTTTAGTGTAACGTAGTTGATAGAGCGTGCAGGCTTGACGAAGATATTCGCGATGAATTCATTACGGTCAACTACAGACGGTCCGTTGTTTGTTGAGTCACATACAACTTTGAAGTCTGTAATACCGCGGCGACCTTGGATTTCTCTCAAGAATGGCTCTACAATGTTTGTAAATTCAGCGCGAGTAAACTCATCGTTAAATTCAAACATTACATTTCTTGCCGCTGATGCAATTGCTCTTTCCATGACTAAGAACAATCTACGAACATTTACTCTGTCAAATGCAGATGGTCTGTTCAAGAATGTTTTGTCACCGAATAGAAGAATGCCTTGGCCAGGAATGTTTGCTACTGGGTTTAGACCTGCTTTATATAGCGTATCTCTTTCTGCTTTAGTAGGAGAATAAGATAGTGCTGTTACACCGAAGTACTGTCCACGTCTCTGACCTGCTGGTGAGAACCATGGCGCAGCATTTGCGTCTGTAGCTGCCATTACACCAGCTGTTGTTGATGCAGCAGGAATAAAGATATATTGGTCGTTAAATTTGTCGTATACTTTTAAGTAGTTATTATCTACAACAATGTATGATGAACTGTTAAATCCAGCTGCTGTTGTTACAGAAGATGCTACAGGAGTTGAGTTATTAACTACTGCTGCTCTGTCTGGTGATGTTACTACGATACAATCTTTTCTTGTTACTCCAGCAATACCTGCTAGATCGTTAACAACTGTTGCTTGATCAGATGCGTTAGCCATACCTGGTGCAATTAAGAAGTCAACTTGGATTGTGTCTGTATCTTGATAAAGATCAAATCCTGTTGCTACTTCAGCTGTTGTTAGTGCTGCAGAATCTACACCACCTGTTAATGATTTAGAAATCGCTGCGCTTGGGTTACCGAATGCTGTACCAGACGCTGCTGTACCTGCATTTGACATTGTGGATAGATCACCATCCCAATGTGCTAACCATACATACTCTGATGCGCTATTAACTACATCTGCTGCATAGTTGTTTGTTCCATCAGCTGCTTTAGCGTCAGAAGCCATAGATACGAAAGCGAATCTTTCTAGAACAGTACCAACTGTACCTGAAATTTCTCCATCTTCGTCTACTACAACGATATGACACTCATCATTTGATCCGCTTCGTGCAGATGCATATGCTGATGTTCCTGGAGCTGCGTCAAACTCACCTTTGTAAGCCCACGCTGCGAAGCCTGCTGCTGTACAAATTTCTGCTTTAAGTGAGTTACCTAATGCTCCAGCCCATTTACCGATCCATGCTCCAACGTTTGTATCGCCTGAGTCTGCACCGAATGCGCTTTTAATTTCATCCCAATGATCTTTGTTGTTAACGTTAGTTACAACTGTTGAGGATGATGTTGCGTTTTTAGCTGCTGATGTTAGTTCGCGTACGACGAACATAGCAGAAGAATATCTTAAGAATTGTGCTGCTGACAAAAAGTCTACAGCGCCTGTTGTTGTTGGGGATCCAAACTTTTCGGCAAGCGTAGCTTCTGTATCAACCAGTGTAGCTTTCTTGGCGGGACCCCATCGAAAATTCCCTACGAAGGCACCAGTAGTAGATTGGACGTTTGGGACGAAACCCGAAAGGTCTACTTCTTTTACTGTGATCGCAGGAGATTCAGAGGGACTAAATGCTGCCATTTCTCTTTTCCTTTTGAGTTAATGATAAGATGTCATGATAAGGATGTTCAATTACCGTTATTTATAATCTTTTTATTCTCAGTAATATTCCTCTACCCATGGCTTACCTTTACCAATATTCCATGGATCATCTGGTTCTGGTTCAGGAGTATCAGCTAAACCATCATCATGATAACCCCAATCAAGGATATCATTCTCTATTTCGCTCATTCTTTGTTTAAACATCATTTCTTTCATAGATATGTCTGTCATATCCATAAACCTATCACCTAGAGTAAAGTATCCAAACATTACTAGATTCATCATTAGATCATCGTGATTACCATCAGATGCTTCATATGACTGACCTTTAGCAACGAATGTAGACATCTCTATAATAGTATCTTGATCGTGTATAGTAAGCTTTCTACTCTCTACTATATCTTTGATCGTAGAACAACCTAGACGTTTAACCTTCTTATTCATCATAACACCTAGTCCATTTGCTTTCAAAGTAGACTCTAGATGTAGATTCTCATACTCTAATTCATGATACAATCCGTTACAAACAATTGTACCTTGATCATTATTCTCTACTACAACATAAGCTTGGTTATAATTAAAACAGTACTTATATATGATATTAGGAAAGAGTAGCGGAGATATACGATTGTTCTTATATACACATACCTGCTCAAATGGTGATACAGATACGTCTATAATATTGAAAGTACTATAGTCTCCTCCAACACCCTTTGCAACATCAACAGTACAAATATAATTATGATCTTTCTCAGGTTCTTTATATACTAAGAGGTTTCCACCCTCTAGTACTTTAATAGGATCTTTAGCCCTAAGCTCCATAAGGATAGAGCCGTCTATGAGGGTGTCTCCAGTGCCAAAGAAGGTATTACCATACTCTTGATCGAACTGCAGGAGAGAAGTGTTGGATATAGTTTGTTGTTTCCACTGCTCGTCACGTCCTGGAACATCCCACCAATCAACTCTAAACGGTATATAATCATTAGTCTTCTGTACGGCACCTTCCCAAAGCTTATGAAACATATTTCCCACACCATTAGCTGTAGATGTAATAATAACTTTAGTGTTCTTACCAGATGAAATAACTGGATATGTAGATGTATAGAATGTAGCAGCATCATTAACAAATGCAAACTCGTCTAAGTACAGAAGGTTAACAGACATACCACGGATAGATGACCCTGAAGTAGCCGCAGCAACTATACGAGAGTTATTACTAAACTCTATTGATTTCTTATTGAGTGATTTACATCCTGGTTGTAGATAGAAAGGTAGATTCTCTAACATAAGAATAACTCTGCCCAGCATCTCCATAGATGTAGAACCTTTGTTTGCTAGAATAGCAACAACCTTCTCAGGATGAAACACAGCATACCAAAGTATATAAGCAACAGATGATATAGATTTACCAGACTGTCTACAAGCTAGAACAATAGAGAAACGTTCATTATTAAAATGCTCAAACATCCTACTCTGATAATCATAGAGCTCAAAGTTAACCAGCCCTTTGTCAAGGTGAATAATCTTACAGAATTTTGATGCAAAGTAAGAAGGATCTTTCATACACTTCTTGTATTCTTCTACTTCGAATACATTGAACTGTGTAGTTACTCCGTCACGTTTTACATTAGGGTTACCTAAATATGTATCATTCATCTTTGTGTTCTATTGCTTCCACATCTTTCATCAACATACGTTGCAGATCAGTAGTTGATCCGACAAAAACATTATTATTAGTTGTTGGAAGAGCAGGAACTTCTTTCTTTTCCATATCATGTTTCTTCTTATGAATATCAATAAGAGAATCACCAGCATCTGATACATTTTTTAACATACCAGAAAGAACTTCATAAGCTCTCGGATGCTCTGTAGCACGAGCAACCTGAATCATATCTTCTAAGGCTTCTTCACCTTTTACGAGAAGCCCATGCTTAATTCTCCGTACTAGTTCAAAATCATTTTCTTTATTATCATTCGAGCTCATAGTTATATACTTCCGAGAATCCATAATCACTGTCTGCACTAACACCAGCAGGTGTAGGAGTTATTGTAATAGTTAAGTAGTCACTGTCAGCAGTACCAATATCATCCAAATCAATCTTAGGTATAGCCTTTGTAATAACATTCTTATCAGCAATAGGTCCGTAGAAGTTTGCTTTCATTTCGAATGTAAGAGTATATATAATAGTTCTTCTGGTTGCAACATCACCTTCAAAATCATCAGCAAAGTCAACTGACTGTAGAGTGATAGGTACATCTTCTTTTAGATCTGGATAAGCAGCAAGAGGTGACATAGTAAGATTATACTGAGGAGCAAAGTAAGGCATAATCTGCTCTACTATCTGCAATGCATCATCTTGAGTCTTAGCATATATGTTTAACTGAAACGTTATGTTATATGGTACATAGGTGTTAATCTTAGCTCTCTTATCAGCTGTAGCACCTGTCTGCATAAAGTTAGATGTCTTCTGAAGCTGTCTTGTTGGATCATATGTATAAGATACAATCTCAAAAGACATTCTAGGAAGCTTAAGTGCTACGCGTTGACCTGAAGCCAAGTCAGCCTGCTCTCTAATACGATCTAAGAACTTATTTTTAGGAGCATATGATAGAGGAACTTTCACAGTGCTAATAACAGCGCCTGCAGAGTTCTTTCTTAGTACATAGATATCATTAAAGACTCTACCAAAGATAGCAACTGATCGTCTTACTCGTTCATGATAGAAATAATTACCAAACATTAGCTAGGATCTCCAAATGGGTTCGATTCACTAAAGTCTAAGAAGTCAGTTAATGTATCAAAGTATTCGTTTTGTTCATTAGCAGATGATTGAATATCCTCACTAACGCCAGATACAGTCGCACCTTTAGATGTAGTTCTATCAACAACAGTTCTACTTAAATTCGGTAGATGGAACTTACCATCATTTGCACCAAAGCTAATTAATTTTAAGATTTTAGTATCTGGGTTAAACTCAGCAACTTCACCAGATAGTATAGTTCCGTCTGATAAAGTTTGATCAACCATTTCACCGATAGTGTATTCAACTTCTGTTGGCGCTGCTATTGTAACAGTCGGAGCATTAACATAAGAAGCTCCTCCAGCAGTTACATTAATACTTGCTATTGTACCTGTTCCATCTAGTACCGCAGTTGCTGTAGCATCTCCTGCGACTGTTACTGCTGGTGCAGCTGTATATCCAAATCCAGCTCCTGTAACAGCTATACTTGATACAACCCCGTTTGTTAAAGTGGCTGCAGCTGTAGCAGTTGTTTTTGTTGTGTTCATTGTTAGATAATATGCATATGCATAATCATCTTGAATGTCATCTATTACATCTACATTTGTATCAAAGTCTTCATCGTTGTATTCGAAGAGCTCGCAACGTAGTTTATATGTTGGTAGGTTTTGTAACTGATAGAATGGCTGTTCATGTTCAACATGAGTGATCTGAAACAGCTTAGATGAGAATGGAATATAAAGCAAGTCACCTTCTGCAGGTCTTGCAATAGTAATCTCATTATCATGTCTATGAATAGTTTGATTCCATCTACGACGAGAAACAACAAACGTTGCTTGATCTCTGATCTCCACCCCAAACTTAGAGAATAGATCTCCTTCACCATCAAAGCCATCTACATTCTCAATCCACATCTCGATCTTATATGATGAGTTGAATCTAGAAGGTACATCATCACCTAAGATTCTATCTTCGTTAACAATATCTCTTGGTAGATAGTATATGTCTTGACCATACATCTTTAAAGACTCTATTACAATATCCTCGAATAGACTCTGTTCTGATCTTACTGATTGACTGAAATATGGATTAGTAGCCATTTTTTATCCTACAAAGAAGTCTGCTGGCATCTCATGTTCTAGTCTGATTGATTCTCTCAGACGATCTATATCACCAGTTGCATCATCATACAATTGACGACCGTTTAACATAACACCGCCTGGTAATTGCATACCCTCAAACTTCATAAGGTTAGCACCCCATTGTTGTTTGATAAGAGCTGTTGTGTATTCTTTTAACCACATATCATTATATACTTTGGTGTGAGTATTAGCATCGATA